AACTGCCTTACAAGTTTCTTTCGTGTATCTAAATCAAGATCCTTGACAGCACAATTAACTTCGTCTCTTACTACTATTGTTGCTTTTTTCATATACGTATTTTTATAAATAATAGGGTGGGCACAGCATGCATCAAAAAGGAATGAAAACGTTGCTGTACCCGGTGTTGATACAAGGAATAGGTACCTTGTATCTGTTTAGCAGTGTTTATTTAGGGAGGTTATTATAGGGAGCAATAACACATAAACACTTACTCAACCTGCTAAAAACTGTTCTTCATGCAAGTATTTCTTGCTAAAAGTTTCCAACGTTCTGCGCTGATTGTTCGTAAATCAGCGATTTTTAACGCCATTCTTAAACTCATTTCACGTAAATCATCTTTGTATTCTTCCATGAAACTAATAATTTCCGCACCTGCGTCAGTATCAATTTTACTATAATCTTTGAATAACTCGGCAGTACTTGCAATTTGTTTTACACGTAGTACCTTATCACGCATTGTATCTAATGTTAAATCCAAATAATGACATCTGCTCTGTAGTGCTTCTAAGTGATCCTGCAACTTTTTACTACGAATATGATTAAACTTCAAGTTAGTAATAAAAATTACTGCACCTTCAAATTCAAATGATTCAGGAATTCCTTCTCTGCGTAATAAATTACTATCTGCATTCCAAAAAACTTTGCGCTTCTTGCCACTATCCAATGCCGCTTTAAGTAAGTTAAGACTAAGATCGTCTTGTAATACCATATCGCAGTCGTCAAACACAAGAACATTGCCTTCGCCTGAATGTCTATACAACGTGGCGTATAAGCCAATGGGTGTTATTGCTCCTCTAATTACTTCGTACTTTGGATTAGCAGAAGCTATAACATCAAACATACTTGCTTTCTCAAGTTGTTTTTCTACACCATATGACTTACCGACACCCGGTGGACCCGAAACAATCATTGCTCTAATGTCAGTGGAAATGGTTGCCTTTGTCATTTCGTCCAAGATGGAGAAACGTTCAGCAATGCGTTGCATTACTTGTTCGTCTGTTTCTGCAATGGATTTGACAAGTACGGGTTTTTTATCCAGATATGCAATATCGCTAGGTAACACTCTAATCCGAATTGTTTTATAACCCACGCCAATTTTGCTGTTTGGTTTAACCGTAATAAATGAACCAGTTTTGGTTGTTTTAATTTCCTTAACTAGTTCAAATGTTTGTTTATTTACCTTCTTGCCGCGGTACATTCCGTTAGCAATTCTAACCTTTTCCATATATTACTCCCTACAAGTATTAACAATGTAGGGTTATTATACACTATTAAAAAGAAAAAGTATTATATATCACAAAATACTACCACAGTAGTATTTTGATAGGTATTAACTTCGGACTGGAGTTGCTTCTATTCTCCAATCACATGTCATACTCTGTCCATCTGATAAGTCGACATGCCATGAACCTTGCAACTCAGAAACATCACCCTTATCATATGCCTCACCATCAATTGTAATATTCTGTTTCGAATTGTGATCCGCATTACTAAACCATTCGTAATTATTGATTACATCATCCGCTGTAATTTCAGGCATATCTTCACCATCACTGTTGGTGAATGCTGATCTTGCGTAGTTTGCATAGTTTGCTGACAATGCAACCACTGTGAGTTCGCCGCCATTAGTAGTAACTGTTCCACTAATATCACCGTCTAATGTTTGGTCAATTTCAAATGTGAATAATTCACTAACATTGTTAACATCGCCGTTTGGTGTAACTGCCCCATTAAATACTTCTGTGCCATTAAAATTAAATACCACATTTGTATTATCGGTTGTGTAACCCATAAATTTTACTGTTCTATTCGACATAATAGTTATCTCCTGATTAATAATAATACTACTATTTATATTCTTAATGAGATTAAATAATGTTTGTTTTCAATCAAGTTTTATTGCACATTTCATTATAATACTTATCCCATATATCTACGTAATCAATGTCTCGATAATCACTAAAATAAGGACCGCCTAACGTGTAATGAATTAACTTAGGTGTTGTATTTGGCATCTTCTGCTCCCCAACAAGAAAATTCCATTCCAATGGGATACTTCCTATTTCTTCATCACTTTTCAACCATTTAAACTGATGCAGGTACATACCACTTTCATTACTGACTACTTCTGGTGTTAATTTCCAACATTTTGCATTATTAAACATCATAACACTAGACCAATTTTTCTTCTCGTACGTTGATTGTTTTTGATTTAAAAACTTAGTACTAGTGCTTGGTTGGTAATCATGTTTAGTGCACATTATCGAATATTTATCGTCGCGCAAATCCCATAACTCTGTAATGTCGGAGGTTACTAACATATCACAATCAATGAATATTGACCACCCTGTGTAATCACTCAAATACGGAGTAAGAAAACGAGTCATTGAAAATTCAGTCGATTCATATCCTTGTTTTGGTTTATTGTATAATTGCTGTATATGGTCACGAGCAATTGGAATAAATGACACAGGACTTGTGCTATGTTTCAATATACTATGTGTTAGTGCGTGCCATGCAACAGTTTCATTTGGGTCATACCCGATGAATATTCGAATCATTATTTTACTCTCCTAATTATATCTTCCTCTATACATTTATCGCCGTACTGTATTTCGATAATACGTAGAGGTTTGTCTGTATTATTACTTAATCTATGCCATGAACCAATAGGTATTAATATTTGGTCGTACATATCAGAGTCACTTTTTGATAACACAGTTTCTTCTAATATACCGCGTTCAACAGTAGCAACACCCTCCGAAACAAACCAAAATTCATTTCTGTGCTCATGTCTTTGTAAACTTAAACTTTTACTAGGTTCTACGGTAAGTTCTTTAACTTTGTGCGTTTCAGTTTCGTGTATAACTCTGTAATAACCCCAATCACGTTCTGTTTTTGGTGCTATCCATTCTTTAAGTATCCACGATGATGAATTCTTCTTGCCCTCGCCACCTACGCCGAAGTGAAATTTTACATCCATCGAAGCAGGACATAAATCCATTTCGGGTATATTGCCTTCAACTCTATCGCCACCATTTAAAAAGTTAATAGTAGCACCGTGATACAGACATGCTGTCATTTTTATTGCATCGCATGCGCTGTCATCGCTATCATCAAATACAATTACATCTTGTACGCCTTTAATATTACGTAGTATTTCTACACGTTCAGACAACGGCATAAATGCACGACCTTTTTTACGTGCCAGCCACTCATCACTATTAACAGCAACTACAAGTCTGCCGAACCTTTGTGCTTCTTTTATGTACGCCAAATGCCCACTGTGCAGAGGGTCGAATCCCCCGGTGATTAACGCTACTTGCATATTATTGCATTTCCATTGCTAGTTATAACGTTATTTAAGACAAAAAAAAAGTCTGGCAATAAAACCAGACTTTTTATAATATATAATTACTTAGATTATTGGCCGTACCAAATATTACTATAATCTAACCACGGAAGGACTAAATCCTCGCGTTTCATATAGCCGTAGTTATTAATGCTTTCCACGCCTGTTTTAGGTAATAACTTTTTATCCGCTAAATCATACCACGTAGTAGTTTTTGGATTCATAGGTTCTACATCACTCTTGTATACAATTGCTTTAACCCAATTATCACCGTATTGCTGTTGATGAAAAAATCCAGACTCACAATCAAATCCACTAACTGCTAACATATGTATTAAGCCATCTAATGTATGATTATAATAATGAAAATTAGGCTGAGAAAAAGCTAATTTATTGTACTTTAGATTGGTTGTACTTGGTACTTGTAAAACTAACATGCCGTTCTCAGTTAACATGTGGTACCAATTACTTAATGTCTGTAATGGATTTAATGCGTACTGAAAACTATCATGAGAATACAATACATCAAACTGTTTATCCATTGGAGTTTCAAAATCGTGTTTGGTGTATGTAACATTATCATGTTCTAATAATAATTTATCATTAATGTCAATTCCATGACATTTAATATTCAACGGAATAGAAACGTCACCATCATCGATTTCACGTGTTGCCCACCATTCTAAATCAAGTCCTTCTTTGCCACACCCAATATCACACATACTATCAACACTTTCCATAAAATCAGAATAAGCATATAATAAATCCAATGTTTCTAAACTGTGTTTGTGACTTTCCTGTAGTGAACTAAAACTCATTTTATTAATTCCATCATAAGTTCGTGTTTTCTCATTTTATGCATTGATGTATAATTGTTCAATAACTGTATGTTTTTACTTATACGATTCCATAATTCCTTTCTCAAAACTTTCATCTCATTAATAGGATACAAATCACATAAACGTTTAATTTCATCAACAACCATCATCATCCGAGACATTTCGTCATCGTTGGTATCATATCCATGATCTACAATATCATCAAACACATCAAATCCCAAGTCACGAACTGCTTGTACTGTATTTGGAACAGCAAACCATATAGGAAGTTGTCTGTATGCAAATGCTTTAAATGTCTTTTCAGTTAAAAATATTTCTCGCCAACTATCATCATCTGTTTGGGAACTTGTTTCTGTGATAACGTTTATAAAACATTTGAAAAAGTTTATGTTGTTATGATAATGTTGTTTTGAATCATTGTCAACTACACCATCCACTAATATAGGAATAGAATACGGATGTATTGCTTCTTTAAGGTTCGGTAACTCATTCCGCCATTTATTTGGTTGCGTTGCACAACTAATAATATATTGTGAATTATCAAATGCATTTAGTAAATTCTTCGTAAGTCGTAATCTACTTTCCGATGCTCTGCGTTGCAATGAAATGAATTGTTTATTAAGTTCGATAGTATCCCACGACACATCTAATGCATTTACATGAGATAAGAAATTACAATGTGCTACCATGTGTTCAGGAAAACAACGATATGTATAATCTGTCGCTAGCGTTGTTTGGATATTAAACAATACTCTAATCTCTAAATTTGGGTAATAGTCGCTAATATCCGACAACATTATTTCAATGTCGTTGGTTCCAACGCCTTCGTTGGTGCAATCAAAAATGCACAAATCACCGATCAGTACATTTTCATTTGATACTTGAGAATTGAACAATTGCAGAAAGTTTCCTTTTCTAATTACATCGAAATCGTTATCCCATACATTATATATTGGAATACCATTAATGTATCCAAACATTGGTCTCGGTGATGGCATTATACAACCACATCCTCCATACCCGCAGTACGTAATTTAACAATATGTCCCAATTGCCATTGTTTTGCATCTAAACCTTTCATGATACCTAGCCAACGATTTCTCAGTAAAGCAACTTCATTAATTAATAATTCAAAATCAATTACTTCATCTTCGCCGTCCACATATTTTTCGGCATCGCGACTACTAAGAGACTTAGCATACGCTTCTAAGTACTTTTTAAAATGCTTACGTCGTATGCGCCTTAACTCAATATTAAGGAAGTTAAGAACTGCTTCTATTTCTTGTAATTGATAAAAACGGTGCTCAGTAACGCCAGGTAACTGTTTAATGTTAGTTTCAACATGACCACTTACAATAACTTCGTTCTTTGCATTATCCAACTCCGCATTGTAGTGATCAATAAACGCAGGAAGATTTACTAAGTTCTGCGTTACTTTGCGGTACCACATTGCTAGTCGTCGTCGTTAAAGTGTTCAAAATCGTCCTCATCGTTGTCCACATCAACCACAACATCGACATCGTAATCAAGTAATGCTTTTTTAATGTCCTCGTTAATAGCCACTTTGGCAATTTTCTCGGCGTCAATGCCGTTATCAATTAACACAGCAACAAAATCATCAGCCGCGTCCTTAATACTCGACATATGCTCTTGCATACTTTCCCATAGTTCTAAATGTAATTCAAGACTCACTTTCCATCTCCTGTGCTAATTCGTTATCAACATCTGTTGTTTCGATATTTTCAATTGTTGGAGTGTCATCCAACCCAAGCGTACTATCTAATTCATTCTCTGTACTTATGTCTTCCATTAATGTATCTAATGCGCCATCAGTATTCTTTTCCCATGCCTTACGGAACATAAGAATTTCCTCGCCTTCTTCTGCACCTTTAGGAAGATACTTTAAGCGATTACCTTGTTTAGTTAACAACCCTTGCTTTTCTGCCAAGTCCACTAAACCGCTGTACGGGTTCATTCCTGTTTCGTACGGAATTTTAACTTGTACTGCTTCGAACGGTTTAGCATAACGTGTTTTCATTACCTTACACGCGGCTCTAATACCTTTAACATCAGTAACTTTATTTCCGTCTTCGTCCTCTTTGAGTTTAAGTTTACGCATAGCAACTACAATAGATGATGCGTAAATAAAGCCTTGTCCGCCACTAATCTTATCATCTGGATCGAACATATCTTGTGATGCGTAAGTATGGTTAGTGGCAATAATGCCAACGTTATAAGCGCCAATCATATTAACAGTATTGCGTACAAGTGCTGTTAGTGCTTTTGGCTTACGTCCTAAGTCACCTTTCATATCGCCTGCTTCAAACTGCTTAACATCTGTTGGTGTTAATAACATACCCAAAGAATCAATTACAAATAACACTTTTGGTCTATCTTCTTCTGCCATTGCTTTATAGTCTGTCATAAACGTACTGATTGTTTTAGCAACATCATCAACCATGCATAAACTAAGTTTTAGCAACTTACTTGGGTCAGTATCCACGTCTAGTGCTTGTAACCATGCTTCGTCTAGTGCATTTTCTGTATCAATTAACACAACAAAAATACCTTGTTCCTGTGCATTCTTTACAATATTACCAGACGCAAAATAAGATTTTCCTGCTCCTGATTCGCCAGCAAATACAGTTACTTTTCCTAATGGAATTCCTTTATTGAAATCTCCAGATACTAGATAATTTAACGCATAGTTACCAGTTGAAATCCAGTCGCCTGGGTCATGAAATCCAATTGACAATCCGTCAATTGACTTTGTTATACTTTTTCTAAATTTACTTACGTCAAATGGTTTTCCCATAGTTAACTCCTAGTTGTTATATTCTTTTTTATATTTTATATTTGGAATAGACAGTATATCATCAAATAATACGTCATCCCATTTTATG